AACCGCACTACCGCGACATGATACCAAGTGCTTGTGCCAATCGAGACTGTAGTAGCACTCGTAATCCGCTCGACAGCGTTGTTGCCAAAAGCAATCTTATTTGCCGTGTTCACATAGATCGTAAAATATCCAGCGCCTTGCGTGGTCGGTGGTCGATTGTCGTAGATCATATTGTAACCACCACCACCGCCAGCCTGGCTCATCCAGAAGTCAATAGTGAAATTTCCGGTCCCGAAAACGAAGTCGGGATCGCCGGTCGTATGGATGAAATACAAACCAGCAGAGGGCGTGTTTGGTGCCCCCGATGCCGTGCCAAATTTTTTATTTGCTGTCGTCGTAATATAATCGCCATTGATGGTCGCAATCTTTCCGGCCGGAGAACTATCGGGGAAAGACGTACCTAGATGCACGCCGTCCATGTGCAGCAACAGTTTAGTATATTGGTCGTTACCTCCCGATTTTGCAGCAAACAACGCTGGTGTGTTTCCCGGCAGCATCAGGCAAATCCCGCCGAAAAGGTGCAGTAAATTTGCGTTGTCGAGTACACCGTGAACGAGATCGCATCGAAAGAACCGGCAGCGGCCGTCTGCACCGGCTTGGTGCCACCGGGAAATTTCCACGCGCTTCCCCATGTCGTGATGTTGCAGCCGTTGCTTGCTGACTGAATGAAAAGAATACCAGTCTGACCCGGCTTGGCATTGACAGGGTTGTTCAATGTGCCGGTGGCACTGTTGTTTGTCCAAAAGAAATTAAGCCCGGTATTAAAGTCAGGCGTGATGGTGGCGACGCTCCCGAGATTGACCGCCGCCGCCGCGCCCCACACCTGACTGACGGTGAGGATTTTATTCGGGACGTTGCCGAGATATTCCGCCGCCGTCGCGAACTGTTGAAACACCCACCCGGTCGTCGCAATAGAGGTGTCGTTGTCGTCGCGCGGTGGCGTGATCGAAAGCGGGTTGCCGGTGAACGAGGGATTGTTGATCGGCGCTTTCGACGCATTCAATGCGTTGTCGGCGGCGTCCGTATATTGCTTCGTGACCGCGCCAAGAGGGCTTGTCGGGTCCGCTGACAGGATGAGCAACCCTGTCATCGTGTCGCCAGCGAGCTTTACGCCAGCAGCCCACGTTGCGCTGACACGGCCATACAATTTTCCATCGGATGGCGCGTCTATCAGACCACCGGGCGGCACAGCCCATGCCAGATTTTTTCTGCTGTAAAACTGGCCATCATTTGGAGCTTCCGCGATTGCTCCCGGTATGCCTTGTTCGCCCTGCGGTCCCTGTGGCCCGGTCGGACCGGGAGGACCGGCTGGACCGGCTGGCCCAACTGGACCATCTGACGGACCGGGAGGACCGACCGGGCCGGTCGCGCCCGCCGCGCCAGCCTGACCAGCGATGTTGATGTCCCACGGTGCAATAGCCGTGCCGGTGCCAGAAACCGCATCGACGTTGATGGTGATTATGTTACTGGAAATCGCGGTGCAAGCACCTTCGACCCACACTGACGGACTGCCTTGTTCGGATGCCCGCAAGCGAGCGCCGACCGCGAAGCCAAAATACTGCTGATCGAGCGTGAAGTTTTTCAGCCCGATTGCCACATTGTTCGGTGTCTGGCTTGTTGCAGCCATCGGCATGGCCGGTGCGAACGGCGCGGCGACAAGGATTGCCGATGGTGCGCCAGCGATCACGATGCTTTTGACTGTCATCGGGTTACACCCTCAACGATGTTCAGATCGAATGTCATGACGCGGCGTGTGTATGCTGCGTCTGTCGCCACCACATCGCCAACGTAGTCGCCAGCCGCCTGTGGCTGCATGAATGTGTCGTCCACGTCGATGATGAGAAAGCCGTAGTTCGGGTAGCTGCCGACTTGCAGCATCCCGTTGTCGGTCGATGCGTGAATGACAACCTCATGGTCCTCCGCGCGACGGCGCACCTCCAACTCAAATGAAATGCCGCGCAAGTCGAGTTGCGGCATTGCAGTCGGGTCGCCACCGGAGCCATCATCAACCACGAACAACAGGCTCTCAATCCAATCTTCGTTGTTGCCTGTTTCGATGACAAGCGCGGCAAGCGGCAGCGAGAGGATGTTTGTTGGCATGACTACGGTATCATTGTTGGCTGCGGCGGCTTCTTTCCCTGCTTGATGGCGTACAAGTAGTCCATCATCGCACCGTAAAAATTCGTGAAGTTGGTGCGGTCGAAGCTGTGCGGGCTTCCTTCCAGATCGTCATAGGCGAATGCCGACTGTCCACCCGGCAACTCGCCCGTCAAGGTCATTTGCACGCCGATGAGGGTGAGAATTGTCAGGTCCGATGGTCGCAGCGAGTATGTCCCATCAAGGGCCGGTGTCCCCTTCGATTTAATTTCGCAGCCGACCCACGCCAGCCACTCAAATGATTTGCGGCGTTCCTCGATTGCTTCCTTGATCGCCAGTGCACCGCCGAGATTTGGAAACGCTTTTTTCAGTTCATCCGTAGACGGCAGGTGCTTGAACAAAACTTCGTCGCCGGTTGGCTTGTAGTCATCCGGCACCGCCATCACCGACTGTCCGCCTTGAAATGCTTTGTACATGTTTCCCTCGCTAGATTGAGTAGCCGCTGCACCACAGCATCGTTGACGTGCCGGTGGTCGCGCTGCCGGTCGCCCAATAGATCGTCTGCGTCTCGATCATCAAAATTTCAGCGGCGATGGTTGTAGGCTGGTAGTTGCTGATGAAGCCCGCGCTACCCGACCCGAACACCTCGCCAATGTTATCGATGGTCGATGCGATGTGCGGGTAGGTGCCGCCGCCATACGACCCGGCGAACAACCAGACGGTTGCGGTGCGTGCGTTGACCGGCACGGCGACGGCCAGCGTTTGCGCGGTGAGGTTGACGACGCCCGAACTGCCAATGTTGAAAATTTGCGTATCGACAATGGCTATCCTGCGCTGGTACTGGCGGAACCGAATGATGTTGCCGCTGATGTCGGTCTTGCCGGACCAGATCAGCGCCGACCCCTTGAAGCCCGCTGGCAATGCGCCGCCGTACAGCGGGCCGTGATAGGCGATGGTGCCGAGCGTATTCCACAGGCCGGTTGTCGGGTTGTAGATCGCGTAGATGTGCAGGTCCGCACTCTGCGGCGTCGTCCCCACGTCCATGCCACCGGGGCCAACCGTGCCGCCGTTGAAATTAAACGCCAGCACCGCGCCAGTGTAGCTGATGCCGCCGAGCGCAGCCTTTGCGACAAGTTCATCGACGGTCCAGTTTGCAATCTTGGAGCCACCGGGGGCGCTGCCCATGAGGTTGATGGACGAACACGCAAGCTGCGATGAACTCACCGACGCCGAGTTTGTGAATTGCATTGCGGTGCCGTCGAAGATCAGGATCATTTCCTGACCAACCGCACCTTCGCCACCTTGTAGCGGCGAGCCGTCAGGCCGCACCAGCGCAACGGGTGTGAGCGCATTGACCTTGATCGTTGATGCGCCGGTTATCGAGTTCGCCAGTTTGACTTTGAACATATTGCCGCCAGCGAGCGCGGTAATCGCCGGGGAAAACGCGGCAATCACGGCATTCGGTGTGCCGGTGTCAACCGCGTAGGGAATATCGACGGTGTTGTAGATGTTGCTCACCGATGATGACGTGATCGCCTGAAAATTCTCGACCTGCCATTGTGAGCCGTCCCAAACCATCGCCACGATGCTGCTGGCAGGAAGCTCACCGATACCGAGCGCCGAGCCATTTGCGCGTGTTACCGAGTTCGCGCCAAGCCCGATATTGAGCGTCACCGGGCCGTCATTCGCCTCCGCGATCTTTTTGACACGCACCTGCATGCCGACTGTGAGCGTGATCGGTATAGGATTTAGCGCAGCGACCATCGCGTTCTTGGTGCCGACATCGGCAGCGAACGTGACCAATCCGGTCTGCACGCCACGACTGATCTGATGTAGGTCGCTGTTCGATGGCGTCTGTCCGGTGTCGGTGATGAAGTTCTGTAGTTCGCGCATCGGGTACTCAAACGCGCCCGCTGGCGGGATTGAGCCTTGCTGACCGATTGTTGGATTGCCGTTGATGTACGGGGCGTTGTCGTCTGCCACTCCATACGGTTGAACGTATTTCATTTGTGCGAAGCTCCCTTTATGGCGTTCCGTACATTGGGTCGCTGAACTGCAAGCCGCTGAAATCGAAAATCAGGAACGTGTGCGCTGGCTTCCATCGGTCGATCAGACATTCCAAATCTTCCGGCACGAAAATTTTCAGATGCGGATCAACGCCAGCTTGACTGTTTCCTGAGCGGAACCACGTCAGAGCAACAGACCCGACGCGCACTGTCCAGCAAAAGCGCATTTCTGGCGGGCCGATGTACCAGCGAAAATTGTCTTGCGGCTCCGGTCGCGTGTCACCGACCTGCGAGTAACCGGCCATGAATGGCGCAAATTCGCCAATTACGATGGTGAAGCCAAGCCATTCAAGCACTTCTTCAAAGTAGGCGCGTGACTGCGTACCGAGCCACGTCATCTTCATGACTAGCATTTTCTGCCGCTCTGCTATTGACGTTGCATCCGGCAGGCATTCGTCTGGTAATCCCCAATTCCGCTCCCAATCCGGCAGCAGTTCAATTGTTTGCCGTGGATCGCTTTCCCTTTCCAGCAAATCGGCGGCGCGACCGTCAACCGTTCCCCAATAACCCGTCAGCCCTTCACAGGTCTTGACCAGCGTCGAAAGCGGGTGCTTCGGCCATGCCTGTCCCTGCGGCAACAGAGCGAGAAACGACTGCGCATAGTCATCGCCGCTGCGCCTGATGTGCTTGTCACGCGGGGGCATAGTAAATGTCCCCAAGTGTCGCCAAATGGCCGGGTGTTGCCATCACATCGTCTGTGGTGTTTCTCATGTTGAATGAGCGCACGCCGGGGGCCGACATCACAGCGTTGTATTTCCAAGCGGCGTAGATCGTCTGGCCCGGTGCGCCGAATTCGTACAACATGTCGTTGACGCTCAATTCAATTTGAGCGCGAACATCCGGCGTGTCGGGATCGAGCGCGATCAGGTCAAAATCAATTGGCTGCGGCAGCGGCGCGGCCACAAAGCAATCCTTGACGGCCACCGGCCTTCTGTAATCGACGTATGCTTGCACGGCCTCGATGTCCTGCACCAACGGAAAGCCTTTGTTGTCGGCGCGCAAATCATCCATCATGAAACGCACTGTCACCGTCCCCATGCCCATTTCCAGCGGCGCGCACCACGCGCGCGTAACGCCGGAAACTGCGAGTGCCCATGCTTCGTAATCGTATGCCGCACCACCCTGCGGCGGCTGCTGGATGCGGCGCAGGATGCGTTCGCGCAACTGTTCGTCTGTTTCGGTGTCGGTGCCGCCTGTCAGAATTCCATAGGTCACAATGGTGTCAACGCCGGGAAGGATAGTCTGCGATGGCATATTTAGGCTCTCGCCGTCCGGCAAGTTGCCGTCACTTCCCGCTGTCAGACAGGTTAATGGTGCTATGCCGCCATCTGTCCCAATCGTTCCGACCGCTGTGGTCTGATATTCCAAGCCGCTTGCCGACATCAGAAGCGTGCCAACTGGGATGATCGTCCCGTTTAGGCCGCTGAACAGCGCGTCACCACTTGCATAGGTTGCTGATTTGCGTCCGAGCGACCCATCGGTGTTGACCAGCCAGATTTGACCGTGCCGGTCCAGCCATTCGGTTTCAGCGGTATCAGGCAGTAATTGTTTTGCGAGCCAATCAATGTAGAGCAAGACAAGGTGGCTGAGGCCCGCCATCGCATCCGACATGATGCGAAGCGCGCTGTTTGGTATCATCGCCTTCGCGCCAAGCTGCGTCAGCACATAGTCGCGGGTTAGTATACGAACGTCTTTAAGCGTTGGTGTGAACCACGGCATGTCACTGTCTCCCCAACTCATCCCACAGTTCTGAATATCGAAGCTCAATGTCTGGCACCGGCCCTCGATAGATGGTGACGCCAACGTCAATGCGTTGCATTCCAGTCTGCTCAACTTCCACGTCGATCTGCGAAGCAATCCGCTGCTGTGTGAACGACCTCATCGCCGCGCGGGTGTAGCTTGTCGCACGTCCAACGGTCGATCCTTCAGCGGCCAATGGCCCGGTAATTTTTGCGCGTGACAGAAGCCATAGCTTGCAGCCGACCGGCCAGCCGTTCCAGATTTCCTCTGCATCCATGTCGCCCCACCATCCACGCCGGTCAACACTGTCGGGGTCCGGCAGAATGTCGCTGACGCCAGCGAGCGCATCGGTGCCAAGTGCAATGATGACTGCGGACTGCAGGTCAAGACCGTCCGCAATTAGGTTCATGTCGGTCATCAACCAGTCAAGTTCGACCGCATAGCGAAACGGCTTCTTGTCTGCCAGTTGCAGGAAGCGAATGTCGCTGGTCATGACTGCGCTCCAAACAACCGATCCTCCAAGGCCCGTACCCTCTGCTCAAGCTCACTGACCAGCGCCGCCCCCTGCTGGACAAAGTACACTTCATTCCAGTGGTTATCCCCGTCGCACTGATAGATGCCGTAGGACACCCTACTGATTGAGCGTTGCTGGCCCGACAGCAGGTTGAGAAATGCCGAGTTGACCAGCAGGATCGTTGCGCTTGCGCGATCTTCGCCCGCCGCAGCCATCACCAGCGGCACGAATTTCACCCGCTTCATCACGACATTCTGACAATCGCCAAACGATATGATGGTGCCAGCACCCTCGATGACAACCGTGTTTGTATCAACGCTGTCATCCATCGGAGCAAGTGGCACAACAGTCGCGCACTGCAGAAATGCCGGTGCCGCCTCGCCATGCGCCGTGCTCCAAGGCGTGAACGACATTGCATCACTCCTGTTTTGCAAATGTCTTTTTCGCCGGACCAGCGATAGTGGCAACCTTCGGCACAGTCTCGTCCTTTTCATC